GTGCGTTGCTTGAATGATCTTGAGCTTTGGATCACGGCCCACCATCCACGCTGGTAGCAAGAAAGATGCAAACTCAGATTTAGTATGCCTTGGTGGCATATTCACTATCAAACGATTTATTTCGCCTGATGCTAATTTATTAAATTTATCTGCGATGTGCCTGTGGTGGGACCCCTCTACAAAATCTGGCCACATGCATTTTACAAAAGATAGAAAGTCATTCTTAGCTTTGTTCTGTATCTTTTTTTCTGCATGGAGCAGTTGCAGTCGTTTGAAGGTCTTTCGTACATCTGCAGGTAATTTTTCTATATTTACCTTATTCAAGTCCATGGTACCAAAATGTTTTTAGCAGGGGTGTATGTCTAAATCAAGGCATAAAGCAAAAAGCAGTGGGACCCCTTTTGTTATATTTTAGGGGGTGGGGTGGGTAATGTATGGGTATTGGTCTACGGTTCGGGACCCCTGGACCGTCCGCGAAGCGGACGGTCCATGTTTATTTTGTTAGTCTAACAAGACCATGTATGCTTTGGCATTATGTTTCATAAACCAAGACAACAGGTTACGCATTTCTTGCCAATGCTTACTAGCACCTGTGCCTAGTGTCTTGTCTTCAAGAGTGGCGAGTGCCTCATGATAAAATATCTTATCATGTTTCTCCGCCTCCTCTTTTGTTAGTTCAATAGATTCACCTGTGAATCTATTTCGTCTTGTGTAGTCGTTATTATCTTTCTGTGTTTCCATGGTCCAATATTATCCTACATCGCTGCTCGTGTCAATCTTTTTTATTCTAGTATCATAATAAGTGTGACCCAAACTGGTTGTGTATTTTTCTTTTGTAGGGTCCTCGATACGTGTTTCAAGTGGCTCGGTTCGTGGCGCAATCCTTATGATTTGCTCAACATATTTATTTGCAAATTCGTTGTAACAATGGTTGCTACAAAAGTATTGCCACATACCACTAGGATAACCATACTCATTAACTTTTATTTTTTTAGTTCTTAAAACTTTAGAACCCTTAGAGCCTCGTACCCTATCTGTTGTAGGGTTTGTATGACAACTCGGACCATGGCACCAAACAAAGTCGCTCATAAAATCCTTTCTGCTTTTTTATTTAAAGCTTTTATTTTTTGGTTGACCTCGTAAAGTTTTTGTTCGTAATGGCTAATCATAGCAGTTGATACTATGAAACCAATAGCACCCAAAGCAAATAGTCCTAGACCTATATACAATAATGTATTCATGTTCTTATCCTCGCTTGTCCTGTTGCCATTCTCCAACCATCGTTATCTAAATCCCAATACACTAAACATGGTGTACCATTTTTAGATACAAAAGATTTCCCTTTCGTTCCGTCTGGTTTATCGTACTGACCTTTCCTAGTGATAAACTTGTTATGCTTTTTTGCGTAGTAAGTTATATAAAACATTTTCGTCCTTTCTGTTATGGGATTATCTTATAGGATAATCCCATAGTTGTCAATCCCTAATTTAATTGAGATTGTTCGTATTGTTTTCTCAAAGCGATTTTTTGCTCTCTCGTTTGAGTTTTATTTTTCATACCTTTAATCAAGTTTGCCAAGTTGCTTGGATTGTAGATTGTTAAACCAGTAGAGTTAGTTCTAACTAATTCTGCCTCGTCTAATTCTATTCCAAGTTCTTTTGCCAACTCAATTCCCTCACTTAGATATCTGTATGCTTTCAAACCAATCTTTAATTGTTCAGTTTGTTTGCCAATACTATCCATCCAAGTTTGGTGTGTGGAAACAACTTTTGCTTTTGCCTCTCGCCATGCTAAAAAGATTTGATACTCGTCATGGGTACAAGCGATTGCTCTTGAACGACAATGACTTGTTCCAATAACATCAAGCTGAAACTGATTGTCAAACTTTCCTGTTATGCCAGTTCCACTACGCTCAAAACGACCTTTACCTAGAAACTTATTGTTTGCTTCCATGTGTTTGGTCTTATGTGGGTTGCTATCTTTACCAGATTGTTGAGCTATAATATCTGGATTGCAACCGCCCTCTTTTAGTTCCTCACGATAATAGGCATGGGCGAAGTGTTCGCTATCTTCATGTCCGCCATACTCGTTGCCATTGAGATTGCCATACAAACTAAAATCAAAATGTGATTTAGTTTCTTTATCTTCACCCTCCTCGTCTTTATCTGTGTAAGCAAAGTAGAAGCATTTATCTTTTGCAACTACATCACAGGGGTCGCCATACTTCTTTTTAAATACTCGTAAAGTATTTACATCTTCGGTAGGGTACGACCTTTCAACAACCTCTTTAGCAAGTTTGAAAGTATTATTCTGCATACAATCAAAGTTCTCTCTTGCTTGTAAGAACGCTTGCCTTTCGTGTGTGTCCTCTTTTTCAAAGACATCTTTAATACGATTATAGAGTTTGTTTCTATACTCGGTATTCATACGGATTTTTGACATATATGTCCTTTCTGTTTGTGTTAATAATTATCCCACATTATCCCTTGACATTTAGATTGTCAAGCATTATATTGCATTAGGAATAGGGCAATCTACCTGACTGCCCTGTCCTTTCAGGTTTAAAGGCGTTCGGAGTGTGAGTATAAACACTAGAGCAGAGGTTAGACTTCGGGAAATAGGCCCTCCCTAAGACCGGTAATAAGACAGTTCCGGACCCTCCGCGCACTTACGCCCTTGAGCCCTGGTCCAACGCTATAAAACGCAAGATCGCAACTTGCTCGTCGCTGGACCTGGGGTCAAGCTATTAGTGCCTCGGTCCCGTACGGACTTACCAGGCGTGAAGAGTTTGGCCAAACTTGAGCCCTGATCCAACAACTGCCATGGCGGGGGGAAATCATTACCTGTTGGATCTGGGGTCAAGAAACTTGAGCCCTGATCCGATGGTGTGTAACACATTAAGATATGATCAGTGTCATCGGATCTGGGGTCAAGGACTTTCCATAGGGCCAAATTCGAATTGGTTCTTGGCCAGAACAGAAAGGAATAATTATGAAATGGACAACATTAACATTTAAGCAGCTAGCACAGCAGAAGACGCTGCGCATGGATGCCAAGTATTGGTTGAAGCGTCAAGCATCAAGCTGCAAGCGTCAAGCCACAAGCTTGCCACAATCGTGTGGTACAGCTGCAGGTAAACAGAAAGGAAAAAAATGAGTGAAGTAAAACAGATAATTAAGTGGAGGAGCGAGACCAGCGGAGAAATGCTTCGCAGGATGTGTAAGAGCATTGCTGACGACATAACCAACCCGAAAGAAATACCGGACATAGATAACGAACCACGAACAGAAACAGCAAGCAGCTGGATGGAAGGCGTCTACGACATTCGTTACATCGTGGACCGGGAAAAGCGTTACTACAGCGCCGAGCTCATGGTCGCTGGAGGCGGCCCTAACATCTGGGTAAACCTGGATACGGGATATGTCGAAGGTTACTGGGGCGGGGACAAGGTCCAAGAACCATTCATCGACAACCTAGGACTGAACGATTATTGTGAAGAGCTATATGGCTGCTAATTGGTCGGTCGACGTATCCGGGATCAAGGTCCAAGCTTCAAGCGTCAAGCGCCAAGCTCAGAAAGTTTCAAGCTGCAAGCCTCAAGCCCCAAGCAACAAGCGTCAAGCTTCAAGCCCAAAGTCACAAGCTCACGGACCACGGACCCCTCGTAAAGTTTCAAGCTCCCCGAACCGAGGTGCTCTGCCAAGATAAAGCTGTTGTGTGGATGCGCTACATGGTAAGCAATTTGATGTGGTGAGAACTTAAGTTTGTTACCCTTCGTGACTTTAAATTCAACTGTAAAATAGAAGAAGTTTTCTGTGTATCCCAACACATCTGGCATACCTGGAACAGCTAAATTTTCTATGCGGTGCCATATTATTTTGGGTGTGGCTTTCTTAAATTTTTGATAAAGTTTTGCCTCTGGACCACGCATATTTTCAGGGTGACAAGTGTCAATAATCTTTAACGTAACCTGGCGGTAATATCAACTTCTCCTCACGGTTTGGTTTAAGGACTACACGCAAAGAAGTATCTAATGGGTTTGTGCTTTCATGGACTTCAATTCGTTTTATTTCTTCAAGATAACCTTTTCGTGTCATGATATATATCTTGGCATCACTCACAGCGTTGCCTCGCATACCGTTGTTGCCTTCAGTAAACTTTTCTAGATACTCTTGTAAGTGTTTAACGTACACTAGATATCACCTTTGTTTCTGTGTTCATCAATAAAATCTTTACCCATGTTTCTCAACTGGTCATTCTCTTTACGCAACTGATCTGTCATGATCTGGTAATGATTTATTTTACCTTGCAAAAACTTTATTTCCTTTCTTAACTCTGCATTAAGATTGTGGTGTTCTACATTAATCCTCAACAGGTCTTCTATTCTCCGTTCTAAATCAGCAGGGCCTCTTTCCGGATACTTATTGTAGTTTGGATCTTTGTTGATCTCCTCTAACTGTTTATTAAACTCCTCTATGTCTTTATTCCT